TCCCCGTGAGGTCGGCGACACCGGCATTTCCGATGCGCTGACGCAGGGCGCGGAGTACGTCAACGACGAGTGCAACGGAGATCAGGAAGACTCCGAGGCCTTCTATGACGCGCTGATCTGCGGAATTGGCGTCACCGTCACCCGACCGGATGTGGACGGCGATCAGGTGATGATCGTCAAGGAGCGCGTCGACCCGCTCCAGGTCATGTTCGACCCGTCGAGCCGCAAGCGCTGCTTCGAGGACGCCCGCTACCTCAAACACGAAATCCCGATGAGCCGGGACGAGTTCGAGGACTTCAAGGCGGAGATCGGCCAGCCGGACATCGACGGCGACGACGCGGGGCTGAGCGACGGCAAGCGGCTGACCATCGTCAATCCGCGCCAGCGCTACACCAACGGCATGTTGGGCGGCGGCGAGGCCAACGAAGACGAGGTGATCGTCTGTCGTTGGGAATGGTGGGAGCGCGAGCCGGTGCACATGACCGCGCTGCCGAACCCGCAGCAGCCCGGCGCGACCAGCATCCACGCGCTGACGCCAGACGAGCACGACCAGGCTCAGCAGCTCGCCCAACAGCACGGCATCGGCCCGCTGAAGTCCACCAAGACCACCCGCAAGGCCTACTACTACGCCTATGTCGGCGATGGCGAGGTGCTGGACACCGGCCCGTTGCAAGAGAACGCCTTCCGCTACAAGGCCATGACCGGCAAGCGCGACCGCAACAAGGGCACGTGGTACGGGTTGGTCCGGCCGATGATGGACCCGCAGCGGTTCACCAATAAGCTGTACTCCGAAATCCTCCACATCATCCGCACCAACGCCAACGGCGGGATGGCGCTGGAAGAGGACGCGGTTTCGGACGTTCGCGACTTCGAAAACACGTGGTCGGCGTCGGACAAGATCACCTGGCTCAAGCCCGGCGCGCTGTCGAACAACAAGATGCTGCCGAAGACGCCGCCGCCTGTGCAGCCGGCGTTGTTCCAGCTCATGGAGTTCGCGCGCGACATGGTGCAGCGCACCACGGGCATCAACGAGGAGATCCTTGGTCTCGTCGGGCGCGAACAGGCCGGTGTTCTGGAATACCAGCGCAAGCAGGCGGCCTATGGGCTGCTTTCCCCGTTCTTCGACGGCGCCCGGCGCTATCGGCGCGATTGGGGCAAGCTACTTCTGACGATGATGCGGCTCTACATCCCGCAGGATAAGCTTGTGCGGGTCGTGGACCAGGGCACGGCGCAATATGTGCCGATCAGCCAGACGCTCGATGCGGCCGAATACGACGTGATCGTGGACGACGCGCCGACCGGGCCGAACCAGAAGGCCAAGGTGATGCAGGTGCTCATGCCGCTGATGCCGGAACTGTTCCAGGCCGGCGTCATCGGTCCCGATGAGATCGCCGACGTTCTGCCCTACACCGACCTTCCGGCCGCAGTCGCCGACAAGCTCGCCACCTCGATCCGCCAGCGCGCCCAGGCGCAGCAGCCGAACCCGCAGGTTCAGCAGATGCAGGCCGAAGGCGCAGCGGCCGAGATTGACGAGAAGCGGGCCAGCGCCGAGCACAAGCGCGCCCAGGCGTTCAAGGCCGTCACCGACGCGCACAACAGCCATCAGGCCAAGGGGCTCGAGTTCCTGCAAGCCTCGCTGGCCCGTGAGACGCAGCAGGGCCAGGAAGCCGCCCCGCAACAGCCCAATCCCACGCCCCAGGCGCAACCCGCTCCGCCTCCTGGCGGCGCTGTGCCAGGCCCAGCCCAAGGACCGCAATGAGCGAGAACGCAGACGTCGCCGAGTTTGAAGCCGCCCGCGCCGAAGCGATGGGCGACGAGGGTCATGACGAGGGCCACGAAGACGCCCATATCGAGACCGGCGACGGCAGCGGCGCTGAGGACGAGCCGGCGCCGAAGAACTGGGAGAAGATCGCCCAGGACAACGAAGCCGCGCTCGCCGCCGAGCGCAGCCGCCGCAAGGCCGAGGCCAAGCGCGCTCGGGACCTTGAAGAGCGGTTTGCCAAACTGGAGGCGCAGTCCCGCGGCTCGCAATCCGACCCGTTCGAAGAGCTCGCCGCCAAGCTTCGCGAGGACGACGAAGACCCGATCGGCGATATCAACGGGCTGAAGGCGGTTGTGCGTCAGTTCCTCGCTCAGCAGCGCCAGGAGCGCGAGCAGGAGACCGCCCGCACCCAGAGCGCCCGGCAGTTCCACGCCATCACGACCAGCATGAGCGACGCGGAGGCGGACTTCGCCGCCGACCATCCCGACTACTACGACGCCGCGACCCACTATCGGAGCGAGCGTCAGGCGGAACTTGAGGCGCTTGGCTACGGCGGTGAGGGGCTTCAACGCCAGCTTGCTCAGGACCTCATCGGCGTCGTGCAGGTGGCGCTTGCGCAGGGCCGAGACCCGGCCGAGACGGTCTACAACCTCGCCAAGCGGCGAGGGTTCGCCGCCGGCAGCGCGCAGGCGGAAGACAAGCTGAAGAGGCTGGCCGACAGCAGCCGGGCCGGGGCGCGTCCGACTGGTGGCAAGCCTGTCGGTGGCGGATCGCTGACCGCGGGGGCCGTTGCCGGCCTCAATGGTGCGTCCTTCGATGCGGCGTTCGCCAAGCTTAGGCAGCAGGAGCGGCGGGCGAAGTGAGCGCCAACGTCGTCTTCCTCAAGTTCAAGTCGCCACATGTCGAGGACGATCAGCGGGCGCTCCTGTCCTGCAAGAACTGCCGGAACAAGACGTTCAAACTGATCTGCGACATGCCGGAAGGCTTCCCGCTCATGCAGTGCTGCGCTTGCGACGCGCACATGGGCCGGATGGGCTGGGCGCATGATGACGAACCGGAGATTGACGATCCGCCATTGACTGTGGCATAAATGTCACTGCGCATTCGTGCGCCTCGTCAGGTCCACGGCACGGACCACACGCCGCTAGGGGGCGCAAACCCAGCCTCGTCGGCCTCCACGGGACGGAGGTGAGCAATCACCCCATCCCAAGGAACAGCCACACATGGCGAGCACCAGCTACGGCGTGAACGCGCCCGAAGCCGTCAAGCTCTGGAGGAAGGCCCTTGCGCGCGAAGCGCTGAAGGCCACCTGGATCCAGAAGTTCATCGGCGACAGCTCCGACGACATTCTTCAGGTCTTTGACGAGACCTCCAAGGGCGCCGGCGACAAGGTCACTGTGACCCTGCGCATGCAGCTCACCGGCGACGGCGTGTCCGGCGACGGCACGCTGGAGGGCAACGAAGAGGCCCTGACCACCTACACCGACTCGCTGATCATCGATCAGCTTCGCCACGCTGTGCGCAGCGCCGGCAAGATGAGCGAACAGCGCATCCCGTGGAAGGTGCGCGACGAGGCCATGATGGGCCTGAAGGATTGGTGGGCGGGTCGCCTCGACACCATGTTCTTCAATCAGGTCTGCGGCAACACCGCCGTCACCGATCTGCGCTACACCGGCATGCAGGCGACGGTTGGGCCGGACAGCGCCCACAAGTACGCGCCGAACAGCCACACCGCCGACGAGAACCTGACCACGGGTGACGAGTTCACCCTGTCGTTCATCGACCAGGCCGTGCAACTCGCCAAGCTTGCCTCCCCGGTCATCCGCCCGGTGAAGGTGAACGGCGAGGACCGCTACGTGGCCGTGCTGCACACCAAGCAGGTGACGCAGCTTCGCACCAACACCTCGACCGGCCAGTGGCTGGACATCCAGAAGGCCGCCATGACCGGCGACGGGTCGAAGAACAACCCGGTGATGACCGGCGCGCTCGGCGTCTACAACGGCGTGATCCTGCACGAGTCCACCCGCATCACCAACGGCGTGAACTCGTCCACCGCGGCTGCTGTGACCAACGCCAAGCGCGCGGTCCTGCTGGGCGCCCAGGCGGCGGCGATCGGCTTCGGTCAGGGCTACTCGTTCGAGGGCTTCGACTGGAACGAAGAGCTGTTCGACTACGGCAACCAACTCGGCGTCGAAGCCGGCGTTATCGGCGGCCTCAAGAAGCTGCGGTTCAACTCGGCGGACTTCGGGACCGTCGTGATGGCCTCGTACACCCCGTAAGGAGCAAGGACCATGACGACCCCCGCTCGCAAGACGCAACTCGCCGTCACCCATCAGATCAGCCGGACCGTCAACTACAACGACGCCGGCATCACCGCGGGCGTGCAGATCGGCACGCTCCCGGCCGGCGCGGTGCTGAAAGAGACCATGATCATCACCGACACGGCCTTCAACGGCACCACGTCGGTGACGCTCTCGGTCGGCACCACGGCGACCGGCACCGACCTGATCAACGCCACCGACGTGCGCACGGCCGCGGCCCGCGTCGATACGGTGGTTCCGGTGGCGAAGGCTGGCCCGCTCGCCGCGGATCAGGCCTATTACGCCTCGGTGGCCTTCGGCGGCACGACCGGCACCGCCGGCCGCTCGACCATCGTCATCACCTATCACCCGAACATCGGCTAAAGGGTGAGGGGAGGGGCTTTGCGCTCCTCCCCGCTTTCCGATGGCGGGCACGCTCGGCGATCTCAAGTCCAGAATTGTTGACGAGACCAACCGCGACGACCTCGCGGACGATCTCCAGACCGCGCTCAACCGCGTCATCGCCGACGCGATCGACTATTACGCCACCGAGCGCTGGTGGTTCACCGAGGCCCGCGTGACCTCGAACTGCACGCCTGGCAACCAATACCTCGATCTGCCCACGGGGCTGCGCGTGCTAGACCGGCCCTTTCTGGTGGTCGGCAATGTGCGCTTCGACATGACGCGCCGGTCGATGGAGAGCGTCGAGGCGCTTTACACCACGATCGTCTCGGGCCAACCGACCGACTTCTCGGTGTTCGGCGCGCAGATCCGGCTTTGGCCGACGCCCGATCAAGCCTATCAGGTCATCTGGCTCGATGTCGCCGACGCAGCCGCGCTCGACTACACCAACGCCAATTCCTCGAACGTCTGGACCGCCTACGCCGCCCCGCTCATCGCCGCGCGGGCAAAGATCATCCTCTATCGCGACTATCTGTCGGCGGCTGAGACCGACCCGCGCATCACGCTCGCGATGAAGCAGGAAGCGGACGTCTACTCGCGCATTAAGGGCGAGACGAACCGCCGGCTGGCCACGGGCCGCATGAGGCCGGGATGGTAGCGCCGCTGATCGATCCGACTGCGCCAGGCTGGGCGCGGATGTTCGCGCTGCGGCTGAACGCGGCGTTCAAGAACGCCAGCCCGACCGGCCCCGAACGTCTGGCGAGCTTCACCTTCGCCCAGCTTCCGCCGGCCGCCGATTGGATCGGCTGTCAGGTCTACGTCTCCGACAAGCACAAGATCGGGCTCTCCAACGGCTCGACCTGGACCGATCCCGCTGGGGGCGCGCTCTAATGCCGACAACCTATACCGCCTCTGCCCGGTTCTCGCTCCAGGCGACCGGCGAGAACAACAACACGTGGGGAAGCCTGCTCAACACGGGCACGATCCAGCTTATCGACTTCAACATCAATGGCTGGACCACCAAGGCGCTGTCCGGCGACTACAGCCTGACGACGGCCAATGGCGCGGCGGACGAAGCCCGCTCGGCGATGCTGAAGTTTACCGGGACCGGGCCGTACAACGTCACCATCCCGTCCGTCTCCAAGCGCTATGACGTGTGGAACGCCTGCACAGCGGCGCTGACGATCACCAACGGATCGGCAAGCGTCGTCATTCAGGCCGGCGAGGTTTGCTCCATCATCACCGATGGCGGGACCGGCGTGCAGCGCGTGGCGCCGCGGGTGTTCGGCGGCGGGATCACGGTC